TCCGGTGCCGCCGGCTCCGGTTCCGAACGATGTAACGAACGTGCCGTTCTGGATGATTCCGTTCAGATCCGAAAGGTAATCGTTGAGCATGATCGTGCCGGACGTCACCGCCGTCACGGTCAGAAGTGTGCCGACGATGTGACCGACCACTGCGGCGTCGGGCGAATTGGCTGAGCCGATCGAAATCGCGGCGACCTGAGCCCATGTGCCAAGCGCTGCGATCGGAGGCACATATTGAATCGCGAACAATTTAGATGTGATGCGAGCTCGCGGGACCGTAAGATTGGATTGCGATTCCGACGTTATCGGCTCGCTGGCAACTGTCTGATTGACATTCACCGTATAGGTGCCGAGCCCGCCGGTTCCGCTACCGAGCGCTGAAATCGAGGTTCCGGCAGTAATGTTGCCCGTCAGGTCGAACAAAATTTGACCAACCACTAGCGTCCCAGAGGTCACCGCGGTGACCGTCAATGTGTTTCCAGATATTGACCCCGTAAAGCTGGCGGACAGCGCAGCCCCGGCGAAGGCCGCGATCAGAGCGCTTTGGATTTGTGTCGCCGCATTTGACGGCACCAGAGGAGTGTTCTGGATCGTCACTTTGAACAGTATCTGAAGCGCAGTCGGTATCTCATAGGTGATCGTGTACGCGATCGGTGAGGTATAAAGCGGATTGCTGTCGTAAACTGTCACCGTCGTGTTGCCGGCCATTGGGGCGCCGGCGCCCTTTTTCGAAAATATCGCATTGGCGACATTGAGGGGAGCGCCGCCGGCAACCGACACATAGATGGCATTTGCCGGGATCGTGACACCGAAAATTGTGAGCGGAGATGCCGTGTTGTTGCTGTATCCCCAATAATCCAGGACGCCGGCCACACCAGCGACGGCACCAATGATCGCGCCGATAGGACCGAAGCTGTTGCCGGCAACCGAATCCTGGCGCCGCTGCTCAAATGCCTGGCGGGTCTCAACATTTCGGCCAATCACACCGGATAGCACCGTCGCGCTATCCCAGCCCGGGATCAACTGCACGATGGTGACCATCTGCGGGACCGGCGTCGGTCCTGGGATCACAGCCGCGAAGGATAGCGCAATCGATCCGCCGGCCGGGATCGTCCCTTGCTGGACGCATTGATAGAGCGCGCCGCTAGATTGGTCGCTGGTCAGCGCGCCAACCGGGATAATCGTGTTCAGCGCGCCGCTGCAGGAAAGTTGAACCGCCGTCGGCTCCGATGGCTGCCGCTGGAAACCGACGATGATGTTGCCGATGGCATCCTGGAATCTGCCGCTCGCGAAGGCTGGATCTGTCTGCTGCGCGTAATAGACGAAAACCGAGTTCGCATTGAAGATCGATGCAGCCCAGCTTGATGCGAGTTGCCCCTGCGGGGTCGTCAGGCCGTAATTCAGCGATGAGCCAAAGGCCGAATCGATATCAAGCTGGACGCCGGCCAGGACCGCAGGCCCCGATGGCGCAAGAAATCCGGTCGCCGTGAACTGAATCGTCGGAACATTTGTGCCCGCCATCAGCCCGGTCCCTGAATATTTGTGACGCTAAAGGTGGTGGCCGAAACCTGCCCTGTCGCCGCGGATGTCACCTGTACCTGACCCGAAATGCTCCGGTCATTCGCCGCGATGATGAAGACCTGCGCCGATGCGACACCCGGAACGGTCAGCGCCGCAGTGACGAACAGTGATTTGAGTTGCGCGATCGACGGCGACTTGCCGAAAATCTGTGTCAGCCAGGGGACGCCGAGCGTCGTATCCCAATAGCACTCGCCTTGGTAGGCCTTGATCGCCGACGCGGCGTCTTGTGCCAGGGCGTAGGGCGGTGCCGCGATAGCGATATTGCCGGCCGCATCAAGCACCAGATCGTTGGTCGTCCTATCCAGAAGCAAAGTGCTGTTGCCGGGCATCAGATCGCATCCTTTTATTATGGCACAGTGACAGGCACGCCGTTGACCTTGAGAACCCCGACGATATTCACGGCACCAGCCGACATCTGGATTTGGTTTCCGTTATTATCAGAAAAAACTATTCCAGTCGAAGATGTTACAATCGAATTGCCGCTGACATCGACGATCTTCCAATGACCATCGGAGGTCGCCTGGATATACGAGGTCGGGGCCGCGTTGAGGATGGCCCCGGAATAGATGCCGTCGGCCAGGTTGTAGCGGCGCCGGGAGCCCGGCAGCGCCGCGGCCTTGGTGGATTTGACCTTTGAGATGTCCCGGCTGGCGACGTCGATATAGCCGATGTCGCCGGCGACAGGATCGATTACGAGGGCGCTGGAGCCGCCTTGCACCCGGGACCATGGAATGCCGTAGACCGTCCCGTGTGGCGTCCCGTAGCCGTTTCCGTCGATCTGGCTGACCAGCGGCAGGACATCCACAGTCCCGGCCGCAGGCGGGCTCCCAGCCCCGGGATGCACCGCAACAACCTTGACCGGGATCATGGTCCAGATTTTGACGATCTTCTGGTCGCAAATGAAGGCGATGACATTGTGGTCATCCCCGGAATCGTTCGGTTGTTCTTGGCCGTAGCCGAAGCTTGTATCGCTCATGATCCTGCCTGGGGCGGCACCGGCGCCGGGAAGCCCTTCGGATAGCATACCAGGGTTTGATCCCATCGCCCGCCCGGGACCAGCGAATCGAGGGCCAGCGACATCCGGTTTACCACCCAATCCCGATTTGCCTGCGGAATGGCCGTGCTGGTCACATGCACGACGCCGCCGAAAGCGATCTGAGGGTTGAACAGGGTCTTGATTACCGCATAGCCGTTCGGAGCAAAGCTCGGCGACAGGATCATGCCGGTATCCTTGGAAATCAGAGGGATGTTCTGCCCCTGCAAGGATGTCCGCGACCCGCCGATCGGCCAGATCGCCCACACCTCTTGCCCGCCGCTCCCGTGAAGTAACTCGGCATTGATGTGGGCGTGCATCGCAGCATCCCTGATCTGATCCCGGATCGTGCCAGAAAAATACGATGGCGGAAGTTGCACCGTAACGCCGTTGTTTTCAAATCCCTTGTTGTCCTGCTTCGCCATTCCGGAGATGATGGTGGCGACATCAGTTGATGCCTGGAAACTAGAAACCGGAACCGGCAATATTCCCGACATCAAGCCGGTTCGGCATTCAAAGCGCATCGGCACGTTCGGTGATGCGTTGTAATCGGCGAAGGCAGCGGCGATCGTCCCGCTGAAAACCGGCGACAATCCGGACTGCGCATCGCCGGCCGAAACCGTGATGTTGTTCTTCTGCACCATGTCGAAGATCATGCCGAGCGTCGATAGCTGGTTCATGAGGCTCGGTGCCATGCCGTAGACCGTCACCGTGGCGTTGCAGTTCACCCCACCGCTGTTCTCAATACGAACCGAGGTCCGGAACCCCGATAGCGTGATGGTGTCCGACCCGGTGCCGGCGAACGTATTTGGCTGGTTGGTCTGCTGATTCGGCGTCAACGTGATCGTGCATTCGATCAATCGCTGGACGAAGCTTTGCTGCCCCTGGAACGATGGCTGCTGTTGCGGTGTAACGACCGTGCCGCCATTGACCGTCAGCGTTGCCATCGGTCACGCCCCGCCGGCCAGATCGTCAGCCGTCAAATAGACCAGTTGATATCTGGTCCCGAGCCCGTCGAACTGCGGGTCATTGGAGCCCTGTGTGTCGAAAAAGCAGATATCGCCGATGAACCCCAGATAGGCCGATCGTACAATCCTGTTCCGGTTTTCAGCGATCACGCCGGGAACGATCAGCGAGTTGCTGACGTAAAGATCGACAAAGAGTCCGTATTGCAGCTGATAGACGTTCAGGACGCACGCCTGCCCGGCCAATTGCACTTGGAATGTCTGATTCGCTATCGGTTGGATCGGGATCAACTGCATCAGGTCGATCCCCCCGCGGCATTGAACCGATCTGAAAACGATGCCGGCGCATCGGATGGCGCGACACTCCCGGCATTCTGTTGCCCCGACGTTGTCGGATTTTGCGTGCTCGAAAAGATCGACGTCGAGGTCACCCGGATTTCGATGAACCAGATATCGATGACGATCATTCCGACGCCGTTCGTCGCCGTCCGCTTGAAATCGACATGCGTGATGTTGCAGCTTGAATAGGTCTGCTCCGGTGTCACGACGTCGTACAGGTCCAGCGTATTCGCCGCTTCGAGAACCGAGGTCAGTAGGTTTTGCCGCTCGAACTCGGAACCTCCGGACGATACCCGAACCCTGACATCGAACGGCAACTGCACCTTGTCGTAGCTCTGGAATCCGCCGTCCTCGACCTGATAATCCGAAATCGACCAGTCCTGCTTGAAGTCGAAATCCACAACCGAATTGTAATCGAACGCCGGGACGCCATCCAGAAAGACACCCCATTGCGGGCCACCGAGAAACCCGAGGATCGACGAAACCACGTCGGCGAACAGCAGCACGACGTTATCCGTGCTGAAGCTGGAGAGCGCCGGGACGCCGGGAACATTTGGCACATCTGGCATCGCTACACCAATGCGGAATTTGCGGGCGACGTGATCGAGGATCGCTTCATCGCGGGGCCGATCTCTTTCGCGAAGCTATCCGCATCTGTGACACCCGGCAACGTGATGGTTCCGATGTTGACCTCGCTTGAGGATGTCGAACTGCTTGAACGGGAATTATTGACGCGGGATGCCGCCGACGATCGCGCCCCGGCTCCGGTGCCCTCCGCACGGCGGATAGCGTCGATCAGCCTGGGATCCTGATTGTTCACGATATCGCCGCCGCCAATGCCGAGAGCACCGCCGACCGTCCGCTCCCATGCCTGGCTGCCTTCCGCATATTTCGACGCGAACTGATCGAGGGTAAGGCCGCTGTAGGATGACCCGGAGACCAGCGCTATTTGCGCCGCGCCACCGATCGATGCATTCGGGAATATCGCAAAACCACGGTCATCTTGACCTGTGGCACCGTGGGCCTGAGCAAATGCGCCGTACTTCATATTGCCCGGATTGTTGTTGCGGTCACCTCTGGTGGTCCCGCCGCCGCTGCTCTGACCACTCAGCCCGGCGGCCAATCTTGCCCGTGCATCAGCCATGTCGCCACCACCGCCGCCAGCGCTTTTACCCATCAGCCTCCCCAGCCAACTATCGGGCGAGATGAATGTGCCCTGGCCGAACTCTGTGATGATCTGTTTGGTTCGATCCATGAACGTGACGAGCGATGGCGTCAGTTTGATCGTCAGAACGCGCTCAAGGCCTTCGGCCGACAAGGAAAGCTGATTTAGGCTCTCCTGATATTTGATCGCCTCGGCAGCGCTTTCGCCCGTGGCTGTGCCGGCCGCCTTCGCAGCATCCTCAACCTTTTTGAGATCGGACAGCAGCAAATTTATCATGCTCTGGTTCATACCCGGGATCCAACCCATCTGGGTTGCCGCGGTGCTCGCCGACATTCGGCCGGCGCCGATCTCGCCGGCAAAGTAGGACTGCAACTGCCGCATGATCTGGTCGGCGCTCTTGCCTTGCGCGCCGCCGATCTTGGTGAGCAAAAACCCGAACTGATTGTCGAACATACCGTTTCCGGCGACAACATTGTTGATCGTCCCCTGCAGCGTTGCCATCGCCGAGGTGGCTTCCTCCGCAGACCCGCCTACCTGGCGGATCATGCCCTGCCACGCCGATAGGTTCTCGACATTGGTCCCGATCGTCTTTGCCCAGCGGCCGGTCGCAGCATCCATATTGTTGATATGGCCGACGATCTGCATTACCTCGCCGCCGGCAATCGCGCCGATCGCTCCGACCAATCCTTTTTTGATGGCGCCGAAAACATCGGACAACTTGACGGACTGAGCCTCAATGTCCTTGCCGAACGATTCCGCGCTCTCTTTGGTTTTTTTGAAGGCAGCCGAGGCATCGCGTTGGCCCTCAACGAACTTGCGCGGGTCGAGGCCGAGCTCGACGGTCAACGAGTCGATCACAGTTGGCACGGCTATTTGTCCTTGTTCAACTTCGCCAAGATACGATCATTGTGTCGATCAATTAGAATTATTTCAATGAGGTCGTACAGATCCTCAAGCCCGAGCGTGGTGCTGAGCGCGGCCATGGCGGCGGCCTTGTCCTGGGAATGCGACACCACCATGCCGATCCGCGGCGGCACGTTCACGTATTCGAGGAGACTTCCGGCGCTTTCGTCATAATCGAAGCGAAGAGAGCCGACAGCAAGTCGGCTGGAGAAAAAGAAACGTGTATCCTTAGCACCTCACTTCTCAGCCAGAGGCGAGTCGCCACTTCCTCGATGTCATCCTCTGAAACAATCGGGCTGACCACATCCGGAAACTTAGGGTCCCGGATCATCGTCACGCAATCCAGCAATTCATCCAGCAGCGGGATGATCTCTTCAGCCTGGATGGTGCCCCGCAGGAACGTATTGATGCCAAGAATCGCAATGCCCTCCATGCCGATGCCGGCGAGGTTCATCGGGATCGAGCCGGATGATCGGTTAAACGCCAGGGTCATTTTCATGCCCCATTTTTCCGCGCGGGCCGCCGACCACTCGGTAATTTTGAAGTGCTTACCGAGGTCGCGGTTCGCCGTCCCCTCGAACCTTGGCACCGTGACGGTTTCGGTCTTTCGGGACATCAGGCGCTCTTCAGCTTCGGGTAATCCGTTTCGGTAGCGCCTTCCTGGATGATCCGCTGGCCGTAATCGGTCGGAACCAGGAACTCAACCCGCCGGATCGTGAGGCACGTCGAATCCTCGAACGTGATCGCCTTGACGTAGGGACATCGGATCAGGGGATGCTCATCCTCGCAGCGGGGACACTTCTCAGCCATGGGCGCTACGCCGGCGCCGGCGCGAAGTTCTGCCAGGTCACCTCATAGGTGCGTGGCTGGAGCATCTTTTTGGCATCCGGTGCCGGCTTGTAGCCGGTCAGGAATCCGGTCGAAAGCACGTATTTTGTCGCGATCGACGGCAACCGTATCAGGCCGGTCGCGATATACGTCCCTTTCGTCGATTGCATCTGGGTCCACCAGATATCAAAAAACAGGTTCGATGCAGAGTCGGCTTGCAGCGAGATCGTCTGCATGATCGGGACATAAACGAAGCCGGCCGACAAGGTGCCATCGACACCCATCATCGTCTCAACCGACTTGATCTGCGGGATATTGAACACCTCGTCGTTCGCGAAGCCCTGGATTTGCTGCGGGGTCGGGAACAGCAGCGGGATCGACAGGGTAAGGCTGACATCGGCGACTGTGACGGCTCCCATCGGGGAAACTCCTTATTGCAGCGCTTCGCTGGAGAGCGAGAAACTTTGTGCCGATCCGCGGTCAAGGTACCAGAGCGTGATAGCCCACGGCCCGCGATTGGCGCGCACCGTCGAGGATTGCTGAAGGACCTGGAGATAGTAGCCCTGCGTCTGCAACGTGCTCGCGATGTTGGCACCGGCCTGCGAGTTCACCGAGGCAATCTGTGTTGCCGAGATCGACCCGGGCGCGGCGGCGCCGAAGTTGAGGCCCTGCTGGATACCCGGCGCCAATGCCTGTTCGATGAGACCGGCGCCCGCATTGTCGAACGGGATCGACTTCATGGCATTCATGAAGTTGAGCAGCGCGTTTTGCAGCAGGTTATTCCACCAGATTTGATTGATGTAGCTGTCCATCCATTTGAACGGCCCGGTCACGGTGCCGCGCTGGAACCATAGGAAGTTCTGATTCGCGGACCCGACGGCGCCGAAATAATTGTAGCCGTTGCCGAATGACCCATTCACCTGGGGATTGCCGCCGGCGTTGACCGCCGCGGTCTGCGTGGTGACGTCGGCGACCAATCCGGGCTGGCTGCGGAAGGCGAAGGTCGTCCGGCCGGCGGTTTCCTCGAAGTCGATTGCCGCCGCGGTGCCGCAGACGAATGACGCCAGATTGAGGTCCGTGAGTTCCGAGATCAGGCAGGTTCCGGAATCGCCGTTGGCCGCCAGGATAGCACCGAGCGTGCTGGCCTGGGGCGGCTGGCCGCGCGCATTGATGTCGGTATCCCAGCACACATAGGCGTATCGGTTCGGGAAGCTGTTCTTCCAAGCCGCGAAGGCCTGCTTGATGGTATTCCCGGACCCGCCGTCCGGGTCAAAGGCTGTCATATAGGTGACCCAATTTGTGGTCACCCCGACGATGGTGTTCATGGTGCCGGCCGGTGTCGCCGCGGCAGCGCCTTGGGACAGCACCGCCCCGGTCGCCAATGTCAGTAGCAGCGAGCTAGCCAGCGTCCCGGTCGCGTAGGCCGAGGTCGACGCCACCCCGGTGATCCCCGAGGTGATGATGAATGCCCCAGATAGCGAATCATAGGTGACCAGCGGGGCGGTCGCGATGGCGGTCATTGCTTCAGCCGCGATATATCCCAACTGAGAGCCACTGATCCGATAGGTGCCCACACCCCCGACCGGCCCGGAAAGCTGCGCAGTAATCACCGGAGACCCGGTGACACCCGTTCCGACGACAGTCTGGCCGACCGCGAGCGATACAACGGATTCAACCGTGACGTTCAGGACGGTTGTCGCGCAAGTGCAAGTGCCGCTCGCCGTCGTGGCCGCGCTCGTGACATAGACGCCCGCACCGCCCGTAGTGCCGCTGGTCTGGCTGACAATCGTAATCGTCGCGCCGACGCCCGTGCCCGTCACGGTATCGCCAACCGATATCAGGCCGGTAACTGACGATGTCGTCAGGTTCGTTCCGGATCCCGATCCGGTGAATGTCGCGCCAAGCGATGCGGTAAAACTCGCTTCTGTCGGGTCCGTAAAGGCCGCCTGGATGGCCGCGGCGGCGGCTGAGAAGCTGTTGTTGGCCGCGAAGCTGATCGAGGCGATGACGTGCGGGTAGCCATCCATGACCACGGTCAGCGACCCGGAAAGGGCCTGCAGCTGCGCCAGGGTCAGCGCCGCACCGGCGTTGCCGCCCCAGAGATAGGCAGCCGCCGCCGTGGCGTTGTATTGGGCGAACAGGATGGCACCCGGCAGGGTATCGGAGCCCGTGAAGCCGCCGAAATACCCGGAGCCCTTCCCGGCGCCGCCGCCTGCCACGATCGCCTCCGCTGACCCGACGCCGAAGAAATTGGACACGGCGAGCGCGCTGGAAAAACTGTAGACCAACCCGAGCGGAACCCGGTTCGAAGCCGACAGCACCACCGCGATGACATCAAGCTCGTTGCCGCCGGCGCTGAGAACATTTGGATTGAGGCTGACGAAAAGTGACCCGGGAATGGTCGTCAAGGGCGTATCTCCTCAAGGAGGCGGTGCCATCGGATACCATGATCCGGCCCGGAACACAAAGCCGTAGCGGAATTGGATCGATTGAGGTGGACTATGTAGACAAATTTCTATAGACTGTTTAACGCGTCGTTAGAGAGGGAATTGAGCTATGAGCGGAACCAAAGAAATGCGCTTTGCCAACTTGCAGCACGCACTCAACAGCATATGCACACCAGTCACATCGTCGAACCTGACGGCATACGCAACAGCAAGCCCGCGCCGGAATTGGGATGATTTTCTTTAAAATCGGAAAGGACAAAGCATGACAAGAGGGCCATTTCCGAGTGCGTGGCAGGCCGGTATTGATGGAAGTCGAGCCGATAGACGCGCCGAGCGCCTTGCGTTCGAGGAATATCAAAAACTGGCTGAGGAACGCATAGCCAAACAAGCGCGTTTGCTACTTGCCTTGCGTAGGGCAATCGCGCCGTTTGCGGATATCTCTTTGGCGAGAGACACTGACGAAACCGCCCCTGATCGAATTGAGGGGCCTGACCTCGCCATCACGCCAGATCAAGTCCGCGCGGCTCGATTGGCTCATGACGATTCATAATTTCTTTAACATCACACAACGGTCACTGAATATCGATCGATCGAATGGGAAAGAAACGTAAACATGAGCAAGATGCAAAACCCTTATTACTCTCTAGGGGAAGCTTTCATTTCATCCGTGATGGCTGGCAGTCGGGGCAAAATAGAAGGAAAACAAATTGGTCTGCACGAACGTCTACGGCGCTATGCCTATTTCGTGCAAGAGAATGCGGTTGATGCTGGAGATGCTCTGCTCGTCAATGATCTATTGGATGCTTCGCGACGTCTTGACCCGGATCGCGTGCCAGGTAAGCCAGACTGAAATTTCATGATGTTACTGAATCTCGAACAATCCGAGCGCTACCGCATCGGCGAATGACTGCGGAACGGTGACGATGATGTTGGCCTGGAGCAAAACTTCCACAACGAATCTAAATTCGATTTGTTGTGCCTCATTAAGATAGGGTGCCTGGCGCGCATCATCCGCATAGAGCGGCACGACACCATAATTCGGCGACTGGTTTGCAAACTGCTGAACGCCGAACTCATCCCGCAGCAAGGTCGAAACCGTTCCCGCCATATCGCCGGCATCGGTATCGTTGGCAGAGTGAAAGTCACATTGGACCGTGACCTTGATCGCCTGCTGTACCGTCTTGCCGCCGGCCGACAGCGTCTCGCTCGCGATGGTCTGGCTCTGGCTCACCGTATAGGTGCCGATGCCGCCGGTCCCGGTGCCGAGCGCGGTAACGGTCGTCCCCGCGGTCACCCCGACGCCAACGATGGTCGATCCGACGATGATCGGTGCGGCACCCGGGTAAACGAACGTGATCGTCATCAGCGTTCCGGCGATCGTCCCGGTGAACTTGGCGTCTTGGTACGAATCGACGTTGGTCTCCAGCCGTTCGAACCGGATCGGCGTCATGATGGCGAAATCGGCGCCGGCCGGCTCCGGAACCCGATTCGTCTGCGCCAGGATCACGGACACCGGATTCCCATCGCTGCCCGTAGCCGGCAGCACCGCCAGCAGGAATGACCTCAGCGAGGCCAGGATATTCGATTGGGTCGGTGCCGGCGTCATCGGAGCTCGGTTTCAACGAGGACCGGGCGGAAGAATATGGCCCATTTTCGGAACCCGCCATCCGGCTTCGGCGGCCCGGCTACCTGGACCCAGAGATGTTCGGTTTTGCGCTGAATGGTCAGCGGCTCGCCGTAGCCGTTGAGCATCGCTCGGGATCCGACTTCCATCTCATAGGCGAAGATTTTCATCGATAGAACGCGACATTCAGGATGCCGGTCGCGGATATGAATTGCAGCGCCGATAAGGTGCCGGTGTAGAGGATGCCGGTGCCGGCCGGGATCAGAACCCCGATGGCAGCAGTAGGGACGCCACCATCATCGCGATAGCTCACCGCCAGCGTGGCTGCGGTCAAATATGCCATCGTCGCATTCGGCGGGATGCCGCCAGAGGTCAGCGATGCCGAGCTCGCAGTGGTCGTCACCGACGTCACGTAAACGCCGGCGCCGCCGGTCACACCCGACGTCTGCTTGACGATCGTGGTGCCGGCGGGAACGCCGGTCCCGGTCACGGCATCGCCAGCCTTGATGACGCCGGAGACCGACGACGTGGTCAGGTTGACGCCCGACGCGGTGCCGGTGAACGATGCCCTCACGCAGGACGATAGGCCGATCGCCGTCGGTAGTTGAGCCGCCGATAACTGGCAGAAGCCGAGCGGCGTCGTGAACTGCCCGGGGATGCCTTGGGCGCACGCACCGAACGCCGCAAGCAGAAGGGATAGCCCCGCGAAACCTGCACCAAGCCATGTATTTAGTTTCATTTCAGCCTCCGGTCTGCAGGACGATCGCGGCACAACACCAGTCGGGAAATTGCTCAAGAATTTGAACCACAAGCCACGTTCCCTGATGGCGTCCCTGGGCGATGGTAATCAAATCGCCACCCTTCTTTTCAGGCCGGACGATAGCGTCAATCTCGCCATTCACATACAGCTTCCAGCGCACGCCTCCAAGATTTATGCCTTCCATTTGCTGGAGGTCGCGCCATGTGATCGGCTGAACCTGCCCGAGCAGCACCAGCGCCGTCGTCATCGCCTCCGAGCCGACCGTTTGCGACTGGTTCACGGAATAGGTGCCCACCCCGCCCGGCGTGCCCGTCAGTTGGCCCGTGATGGCCGTTCCGGGGAGAAGTGCCGCCGTCAGATCGGCTAATGCCTGGCCTTGCTGGAGCGTCCCAGAGGCCACCGCGGAAACTGTCAGGACAGTCCCGGCGATCGAGGCCGTGATGGCGCCCGGGGTCGCGTAGCCCGGGGCCGGCTGGGATCCGTCTGGATTGGTGATGCCCTGCCCGACGCTGATTTGCACCGTGACCGGGATTAGAGGGTTCACGGCGCCGACGATTGGACCGACGAGGCCGTGAAGGTTCACCGGCGCATCCCTATCAATTCTGGGCGAAGACCTGGCCGAAGTTATAGACCACGTCACCGTTGGTCGTCGACGAATTGCCAGTCACAACGATGGTGATAGCGCCGTTCTCCGCAATGGTCGTCAAAGACGGTGCCACCAGGGCCGCAACGGTGGCCCCGATCTGTCCCGATTCGTGGATAGCCATCTGCGTATTTGACCCCACCGCACCATATTTGAACAGGTTGACGGCGAGATTCCATCCGCCCGTAGCGGTCGACGTCAGGATACTGGCGATCGTCGTTCCGCCCGACACGGTCGCGCCGAGGACTGGAGATGTCGGATTGGCGAT